CACAACTGATTCAGGACGAATGGGGCACGACCGCGGCGAAAGCTCGATTTCTCGCGCGACAGGAAACGAGCCTGTTTTTCTCCACGCTCTCGATGAATCAGGCAAAGGCAACCGGCGTTAGACGATATCGATGGTCAACATCGCACGATCATCGTGTCAGGGATTCACACAAGTCGCTTGACGGCCAAGTATTCATGATCGGCTTCCCGCCCGTGGTCGATCCAAAGACGGGCCGACGTGATGAGCCGGGACGGGATTATAATTGCCGATGTGCGCCTATTTGGATTCTGGACTGATTGCATTACAATATTCATTCCCTGTTGACAATTTCTTTCCCGCGATATAACAATACAGTGTGACCGGATCACTTGTACTCAAAATCAGACATCCTCAGAAAGTTTCCGGCCGTGCTGTGCATAACGCGAAGAACCGATCCTATCGGGCAAAGTTCATTGAGCCCGGTGTCGTATCCTACGACGATCAGGGAGAAGGTGTGGTCTTTGTCTCCAAAGAGGCGTTAGATCGCATGTCCCCAACTTTCAAAGGCTGTCCCGTTATTTTCGTGCCCGAGCATCACAATGATTCGGACCCCGAAACGGCATTCAACTTTGAAGACGGTGCGGACCCTCCGGCTGGAGTTGTGGCGAGTGACCCGGAATGGGGTGATGACGGCTGGCAATATGTCAACTTGCTTGTGTGGAACCCCGATGCTCAGAAGGCAATCGAGAACGGATATTCCGTATCTTGCGCCTACAGACCGACCGAGGAAGGCCCTGGAGGGGATTGGCACAACATCCCGTATGACGCGGAGATGAAAAACGGCGAATACATGCACATGGCGATAGTTCCGAGACCTCGATATGAGGGATCGACTATATTCGCAAACTCAAAAGGAGCACATACCGTGAAGATAAACATGTTCAGGAAAAACGCTGAACCGCCCGCTCCCCCGGAGAAAGACAAGAAGGACGAGGAAGGGATGGAGATGGTCAATGCGGATGACGCGACCGTTGACATCAATGGAACTCCGGTCCCGCTGTACGAGCTCGTGGAAGCGTACAAGATGAAGATGGGCAAAGGCGACACTCCCGATCAGCTCAATCCCGACGATGAAGTCGAGGTAGAGGGATTCGGGCGAGTGAAGGTTTCGGACCTCATCTCGGCATATCAGCCGGGAGGTGCCGGAGAAGGTGGCGAGGAAACGCCGATGCAGAACGCCGAAGATCCTACCGATACGCCGGCGGAAGATGTGGTCGACCCGGCCAAGCAGGGTGAAGGCGTGCGGACCAACAGCAAGCCGAAGGTAAACTCGAAGCTCAAGATCGCTGCAGCTCGTGAGCCCGGCGACGGACTCGGGATCGACCGGCCCGAAACCCGCAGCGACCGAATCGAGCGCGGCAAGTCCCGGTATTCCCGCGCCGTAGTTCAGGGGGCAAACAAGTGAGCAATCTCAACCTCAATCAATTCAAACTTCAGCAGGAAGTCGGGTCACTCGATCTCACTTTCTTTTCCGGCGAACAGGTAGTCTCGTGTCTCTACGATCCGACCGAGACCGCAACCGTTACGCTTGTTCCGGGCGAAGCGGTGTCCCTCACCGATCTGGGAGCGGATGACATTCCCGGCGCTCCGATCATCGGTAAGCGTGCGGACGATGCCGCAGTCATTTTCGGCACCGTGGTCCGAACCACGAAGAAAGCGACGTATTACCCTGGAGACTACCTTGAGATCGCTATCCGCGGATGCGCCATGGTATTCAAATCGGCAAACGCGCTCAATCGCGGCGTTTCGGTTTCGGCGGTCCAAGCGACTCCCGGAAACATTCAGGCCGTGAGCACTCACGCGGTTCTCGGATACACGCTCGATAAGGTTGCCGCTGGTGGCCTCGGCCGTGTCATGATCACCGCCGACGCTGTGACGGCAGGGAGCTGATAGATCATGAAAAACATCAACATTCTTGGTAAAGCATTTTTCAACTCCAACGGTGACATTGATCCGAACAGCGCCGGCTACAAGTACATCATCTCGACCCTGTCCTACATCCGGTCGCAGATCATCACGCAGAAGTTCTTTGAGATCGACATCCCCGAATACGTGCCCGTGGACGTTGGAGAAGCCGGATTTATGGACGAGATCGTGCAGAACGGCGAGTTCTACTCCGGCGGTTCGTTCTTCGAGGGCGACGTAGATCAAGGCGGTTCCCGGATCGCGCGTGTTGACGCCTCGATGGTTCCGATCCGCATGCCGACCGGCAAATGGCGGAAGAAAGCCGAATGGACCCTGTTTGAAGTCAAGCAGGCGGCAGAGGCTTCCAAGTGGGACCCGATCGAAGGCAAAATGCGGGCGCTTAAGAAGAACTGGGATCTCGGCATCCAGGAACTCGCATTCCTCGGCAAGCCTGGCGACTCAGTAATGACCGGTCTCATCAACAACGCACAGGTTGCGGTTGATACGACTACCATCACGAAGTCGATAACTGACATGACCGATGCGGAGTTCCAGGCGTTCGTCGGAGCGGTCCTGAATGCGTACTTCGAGAACTCGAACAGCACCGTGTTGCCCGATACCTTCGTGGTGCCGGCATCCGATCTGCTCGGCATGGGTTCGGCAACTTCGGCAACCTACACGATCATCTCGAAGATCGAATACTTGCTCAACATGTTCAAGAAGATCACCGGCAACGACAATTTCAAGATCCTGCCGCTAGCCTACGCAACCGTTGCCAATTCGCGCGGTGAGCTGACCAAAGATCGTTATACGCTGTACCGGAATGATCCGGAAACCCTCAGCATGGCGATTCCGGTTGACTTCACGATGCTCGATCCGCGAACTATCAACAGTATGGATTGGCTTCAGCTCGCCTACGGAATGTACTCCGGCGTACTGATCAACCGTGAGCGCGAAGTTCTGTACTTCGATCTCACGCCCGGAAGCTGAAATAGGATCGGAATAATCAAGGCCCCGTCACTCGGCGGGGCTTTTTTGTTGGAGAAGTTCGGGGTTCTCATGCTTGTTGCCGATGACTTCCGGCTCTCCATCTTCAGAATGTTTCATAAACCAATAGATCAAAGAACAATCAGGACCTACCGTTTTTTGGATGAATTGTCCGACGTCAAACCCAACTTCTACAGGAATTATGCCGGGGATTGATACTATATCCCCCTTGTAAATTTCTTTTCCGTTCTTGTCATGCAAGCCGATGAACGGTTCTTTTCCGTCATGGTTAATCCAGTGCTTGGGCTCCAATCGAATATTCCACCATTCCCATCCCTCGGTATCATCATCTACCAGAGAATGGAATATCTCGCACTTACCAATGGCGAAAGAATGCATTTCGAATCCGACGATTTTTCCGTCGTTGATCAGCCTGAACTTGAGTGCTCTCATTTCTCACTCCTCCCTATTACAATACCATATCCCCCAAACTATTGCAATGCTTTTCTTTCGGGATTATGATGTTTTCGTGAAAGTCCTGATTCTCGGTAACGGTTTGTCCCGGCTCTCGTTCGACGCTCAGATCCGATCGTTTGACGGTGAGATCTGGGGATGCAACCGTGTGTATCTCGATTATGCGGAAGTCCTTACGTATCTCTGGGGTCATATTGATGTGATGCCGGAAGCTATCGAATACCGAGATGCCAATGGATTATCATACAAGATCATGGAGATAGAAGAACCGCTGCAATGTCAGAACCGATTCAGGAAAGATACCGGGACGACATTGGTAGCCGAGGCTTTGACCCGTGGCCTCGAAGTGTCGGTGTGTGGTTTCGACATGGGCGGCCCCGACGTGTATTCGTGGAACCATGAGAAGAAAAACAAGAAGGATTGGATTGATCGGTGGCGCGAGATTTTCCGCATATTTGGATCAAACAAGATTGAGTGGTGGGGATTCGATCACGGCCCATTTCTGCGAAGCGGAGAACCATCCGGGAAATATGCACGCAAATATCTTTCCGGGTCACCACACATCGATAGTGATGATTATCGGGAAGTTTTGAAGAGCTGGAAGAACGATTATAGCCGGGTCATGGCTCTTGTTCCTCATGCTATACTGAAAAACATAGGCCAACACGAATGGAATCTCTCGTAGGTTCGAGGACTGAAACACGGCCAATCGGTTCGGATACCGAAATGTCTTGCGCTCGAATATCAGCGGGCCTACCCCCGAGATTTTGAAATCTTGCCGGTTGACGACCCGGTACAATGACATTACAATGATTTGATGGAGGGACGAATGAAGACAATCACGGTCTATAACAAGGGCAAACGGAAGTTCAACCACATCAAGAGCGCTGACGGCAATGTGGTGCATCTCGAACCGCTCGGATTCCTGGAGATGGAAGAGGTCGCCGGTCTCCGGCTCATCGCGAGCTATCCCAAAGAGCTCACGTCCTCGAAGACAGCCGGTCCCTCGACTGCCGATCTGAACCGGCGCGAACAGTCGATCCGGGATCGTGAGAAGGTTCTGGACGAACGGGAAGCGAAGCTGATCGAGAGAGAGAAGGCGCTGGAACCTTCCGATTCCGACAACAAGCCGCGCCGTGGCCGTCCGCCGAAGATTCAGGAACCTACCGATTCCGACGAAACCGAGGAATAAATGGGCCTCTATACGCCGACCATTGAGACATTCAAAGCGCAATTCGTCCGAGGCTGGAGCTACGGAACGGCTGTTCCCGACATCCTTGATTCGGATATAACGGCCGCGATTGCCGAAGCTGAGGCGGTATTCAATCCTGGGTTGTATCCGCCTGATGCCGACGGATTCACGTCTCCCGGATGGCTCGCCGAACTCTACCTTACCGCCCATTTCATCATGACCGACGTTGACGCGGCGGACACGGGCGGTCAGACTCGGCTATTGCAGTCATCTCGATCAGTGGACGGAGTGAGCGAATCCCTGGACATTCCCGACTGGATGAAGGCCGGAGAGTTTTCATTCTACGCCTCGACGTACTACGGCCAGAAGTTTCTCATCCTGAGCAAGCCGTATCTCGGCGGCGCGGTCTATTCGATTGGAGGAGCCACACAGCCGTGAAAGATATGATCGAATTGGAAATCAAGAAAGCTCGAAGAATCATTGCTTCGGCAATGAATACTCCAGTGGATACCTTCTATTTCGCTCCGGAATCTCTGCCAGTCGGATGGAAAAAATTACGAGATATGTTGGATGGCGCGATGTACAAGAGATCATCCGATGGCATGACGGTAATTACTTCTGGCTCAATCGAGCTCGACGATAAGAGATGGGCTCATGTTTCAATGGCACATCGCGGAAGAGTCCCGAGTTACGGTGACATGGTCATTGTGAAAAATCTGTTCATCGGCAGAAACAAAAGGGCAATTCAGCTATTTGTGGACGAACGGGATCATGTCAATCTCCACCCTTATTGTCTTCATCTGTGGCATTGTCTCGATGAAGATGGAATCCCGGATTTTACCAGGGGAACAGGGTCAATATGAGCGCGAAGAATCGAGCCCGTAAAGCAGCCGCGAAAGGCTACGCAATGGCCGGCCAAATCTACCGGACCAAGGACATGGAGCAGATCATCAAACAGATTCGTTACTCCCGTTCTATGTGGCGCATGATGGCGATCTGCGGATATGTCGCCGTCATCCTGCTCACGATTGCGTGGGTGGTGGTGAAATGAGCTTTTCAGTCCGCGACAATCAGTCATTCGTGGAAGGCGATTTCTCGAAGCTCGAAAACCTGATTGCCGAGCTCAAGGAAGATCACTCAGTTGACATCGGCGTGTTTGGTTCGGCCGTAACCGGGAACGGAATGTCGGTCGCGGAGTACGGGGCATACAATGAGTTCGGGTCGATCTCCGGCGATCATCCGCCGAAGAGATCCTTCATCCGCATGCCACTCGAGCAGCATGGTCAGAAGATCGAGACCTACGTGGACAAACGGAAAGCGGAACACATCGAATCGGGTGACATCAAGGCCATATTCGATGACATTGGAATAGCGGGAGAATCAGTTATTCAGGAGGCTTTTGATAGCCGCGGATTCGGAACGTGGAAAGAGAACGCCGAATCAACCATTGAGCGAAAGGGTTCGGACGCTCCGTTGATCAATGATGGAACTCTGCGCCATGCAATTACGCATAGGACGAAATGATGAGCATCCCTAACGTCTCCGGGGCCCTGCGCGGCTGGACGAAAAGGCAGACCGTGCGAATCGTTACGAAAACCGTGGTCAACCATGTGATTCAGCAGACCGCGAAGATTCTTACTATGGACATCTACGTCGGCCCTATGCCGGCGGCTCAGGTCGCACGTAAGCCCGAAGAGCAACGAACCTGGAAATGGGCGAGAATCCTCACGAAATCCTCAAATGAACTACTTGATATCGATTCACAGATCATGGTCAA